TTTTCAGCATTTATGAATGAACGTAAGAATACTGGTAGAATTTATCTTATGAATGTTGACCATGCTAATACACATAGTTCATTCGTTCAAGAGGTTGCACCAGTTCGTCAATCAAATCTATGTCAAGAAATTAATCTTCCTACTAAACCATTGAACAATCTAAATGATCCTGATGGTGAGATTTCATTATGTACACTAGCAGCAATTAATTGGGGTAATATTAAAACACTTACTGATTTTGAACGTGTTGGACGTTTAGCAGTTCGTGGTATTGATGCATTACTTGATTATCAGCGTTATCCAGTACTAGCCGCTGAATTATCTACATTAAAGCGTAGACCTGTTGGCGTTGGTATTATTAACTTTGCATATTGGATGGCAAAGAATGATATGACATACACAGATCCAAACTTGGATATGATTGATGAATGGGCAGAAGCGTGGAGTTATTATCTAATCAAAGCAAGTGTTGAACTTGCAAAAGAACAAGGTGCTTGTACAGGCTCTGATGAAACAAAATATCACAGTGGCATTCTACCAATTGATACACGTAAAATTGATGTAGATGAATTGGTTACACACCGAGAGCGGCAAGATTGGGATGGATTACGTGCTGACTTGAAAGAATATGGTATTCGTAACTCTACGCTAATGGCTCTTATGCCAGCAGAAACTTCTGCACAAATTAGTAACAGTACTAACGGCATTGAACCGCCTCGTTCACTGGTATCAATCAAACAGTCCAAGCACGGTGTACTAAAACAAGTTGTGCCAGGAATCCACAAACTAAAAAACAAATATGAATTGCTATGGGATCAAACATCTCCGGAAGGTTACCTAAAGATTGTAGCAGTTTTACAAAAATATATTGACCAAGGCATTTCAGTAAACACAAGTTACAATCCTGTGTTTTATGATGAAGAAAAAATTCCAATGTCTACAATGCTCCAACATCTTATTATGTTCTATAAGTATGGAGGCAAGCAATTGTATTATTTTAACACATTCGACGGTCAAGGCGAAATTGACATTGACAAACTAATGGACGAACCACTATCAATATCACAAGTAGATGATGATGATTGTGATAGTTGCGTAATTTAAATAAGGGTATATAAAATGAGTGTATTTAATTCACAGAACAAAACAGATCATACTAAAGCATTGGCCTTCATGGATCCTGCAGGTGGCGTTGCTATTCAACGTTATGATATGTTAAAGTATAAGCAGTTTGATAAACTAACAGACAAACAACTTGGGTTCTTTTGGCGTCCAGAAGAAGTTGATGTAACTAAAGATTCAAACGATTTTAAGAATCTTACAGACCATGAACGTCATATTTTTACATCAAATCTAAAGCGTCAAATTCTGTTAGATAGTGTACAAGGCCGCGCACCAGTAGAAGCATTTGGGCCACTGGTAACTATTCCAGAACTAGAAGCATGGATCCAAACTTGGACATTTAGTGAAACAATCCACTCACGTTCATACACGCACATCATTCGTAATGTATATTCTGACCCATCAAAAGTATTTGATGGCATGATGGATATTGAAGAAATTATGGAATGTGCTGATGATATTTCAGAATGTTATGACCAACTGATTGATATGACAGCATATTTCAATCTATTGGGCGAAGGCACTCATACTGTTAATGGTAATAAGGTTGTTATTGATAAGTATGAAATTAAGAAACTACTTTATAAAACACTTATGAGTGTCAACATTCTTGAGGGTGTTCGCTTTTATGTTTCATTTGCATGTTCTTGGGCATTCGCAGAATTGAAGAAGATGGAAGGCAATGCTAAAATCATCAAGTTGATTGCACGTGACGAAAATTTACATTTGGGTTCAACGCAAACACTTCTAAAACTTCTACCAAAAGATGATCCCGACTATATTCAAATTGCAAGAGAAACAGAAGCAGAATGTATTCAAATGTTTGTTGATGCAGTTGAACAAGAAAAAGCGTGGGCAAATTATCTATTCAAAGATGGATCAATGATTGGTCTAAACACACAATTGTTAAGTGATTATATTGAATGGATTTGTTGTAAGCGTATGACTGCTGTAGGTCTAAAATGTCCATATACAACACCGCAAGCCAATCCTTTGCCATGGACACAAAAGTGGATTGCTGGTGCAGAAGTTCAAGTTGCACCACAAGAGACTGAAATTTCATCATATGTAGTTGGTGGTGTTAAACAGGATGTTGATAAGAACACATTTGGTGGCATGTCACTCTAACTTACTATAAACTATTTTATAGATTATTGAAAGCGCAGCATTTTTTGTTGCGCTTTTTGCTTGACAATGGTGGCAACAAATGCTATATTATATGCATAACTTGTTCGACGAATCAGGTTATTAGTATAACTTAATCAAAAGTGTCACTTACAAAAGGAAACTAAAAATGTCACAATCACAATTTAATTTTACACGTCACCAACTATCGATTTCTGATTTCATTCTGAAATGGGGACCTAAGGTAGATTCTCAGCCAGTAGGACAGCGATTGGATACTGAAAATACATTAGAGAATAAAAAATCACAAGGCATTATCAAATCGGTTTTGCAAGGAATGAACATAGGTGAGATCACAATCCATGAAATTAAAAACTCGCAATTTCAGTATGAAAGTATTGATGGTGGGCATCGCAAACGTTATATAAAAGCATTCTTCGAAAATCGTTTTAGAACTGAAGATGGTCGATACTTTTCCGAATTGACTGATGAAGAGAGTAAACGTTTCATGCAATACCAATTTACCTTTGTTATCTATACAGACTTGAATGTTTACGACATTGGATATATCTTTAGAACACTCAATGAAACAACAAAAGTCAATCACCAAGAGGAATTGAACTCATATGGTAACATCCCAATTGCAAATGCAATTCGAGAAATGGTGCGGCCAGTCGTTGGAATCAATAACAGATTTCATTCACTGTTCGATTACTTTCAGCGTGATCCATCATCTAAGAAAACACACAACTTAGTTAGTTTTAATAATCATCGTCTTGCTACAGACGAACGGGTATCGCGCTTGTTCTTTCGTTATTACGATGGCGGTGGATTAGGCCGTGCGGATGAAAATGCACTGGAAGAATTGTTCCAGGCTGATTTGTCACAAGACGATGTTGATAAACTGGCTGCCCAGGTTCACAACTGTTTGAACTTTGTAGAACAAATTGCAATTATCCGTAAGCGTCGAAATAAAGCCTGTATGGGAAAATCAGAATTTTCACTGTACACTCGAATTTGGCTATGGATGGAAGAAACATATGGTTCATTTAAGGTTAATGACTATGATGCTTTTTATCAGGCAATCAGTACTGCAATGGTCCCTTTCAACAAATCATTTGACCAACAACAAAAAACTGAGCAACACTTAGCAGAATCTGACAAATTTTTGACAGCAACATCTCCGTATGATGCTAACAAAACTGTCGGTCAACAGTTTGCAAGTACGCTGGGAGAGCATCGTAATCGTACTGTTATCCTTGAAACATTACTATGGATGTTACGTACAGTTGATATGGACAAATTAGTAACGTTAAAAGACCCGCGCCGGTTGTTTCCGCGTGAATGGAGGGAAAATAAACTTGCCGAACAAAACTTCAAATGTTATGTCACTGGAAAGCCATTGTTAATGAAAGATGCAGCCGGTGGTCATATCATTGCTCATTCAAACGGTGGCGTTACTGAATATGATAATTTAGCAATGATTTGTTCAAAAGTAAATCAAGATATGGGTACAATGTCAGTTGAAAATTATAAGACTGCATTAGAATTGTCAATGGAACCAGCATAATAATCAAATAAAAATTATAACTAATTGAAAACGCAAGATTCTTTCTTGCGTTTTTTTCTTGGCATATCCAACCCTGGACTTTATATTATATGTTATGTATCAAGATTACGCTACGCCAGGCCGCAAAACCTTAGGAGTAAAATACTAATATTACACTTTGGGTGTTGAACACCCAAAGTTTAGGTGTTGAACACCTAAACTTGATAAAGTCGCTGTTTCTTACAGCGGCTTTTTTTACTTGACAAACATGACGAATCACTATATAAAGTATGTATAAGTTAAGAAAAAGAGGAAACCATCATGAAGAATATTTTTACAACATTCGCTGCTACAATTGTTTTATCATGTGGAAGCACACTATATGCAGATAGCATTCAATGGAACAAAATTAATGATAACTACCGAGATGATAATTATGATTGTCGAAGTAATCAACGTGGTGTTGTTCCTATAGATAATCAGCAAACCATAAAGGCTGATTGGGTTTTAAACAATGATTTTGGTGCATATATCTGGAAAAAAACCCCTGCGCTTAAATCATGTTTGTATCGTGATGGTACGGGATGGGAATTTAATTCTGGCAAGGCGTATAGCCCAGATAAATTACCAGGACCATTGCCGTGGTTTGCTCCTGCAGCAGTAGTTGGTGCAAAGGGGTTTGGTTCGATAGGCAATATGTATAACAGGAAAAAAGAGTTTCCTGTACAAGTTAGTAGCATAAAAAGCCTAGATTACAGTGTAAATTATACATATGAACTAAAAGGCGTAAGTAACACACATATTGCACTTTGGTTTTCACAAGTCAACAAGCCACGATTCAAAGATGATCCCGATGCTGGTCCATGGGCATTATTTCGCCAAGTGCCAGAACTTGAAATCATGCTGAAAATAGGTGGTAATTTCAAAGATGATGAAACTTGGATGAGGAAATGTAAAACAAATAATGAGTGGACTAGATACTCCATTAATACTGAGTATGGAAAAATGCCCGCGTGTATTCAATCAAAGGAAACAAATACCGCAACCGCAGCCAATAACGGACAATTTTCATCTAGTAGCGTTTGGTTCACAGATGGCTGGTATAAGAATCAAGTAGGAACAAAGAACCGAGAGTTAGATTTGAAATCAATCATTGCACAGTTGACGAAAAAAGGATTTGTGAAAAATGAGTGGTATCTCATGGGTATCGAATTTCAAACTGAAGTTTCATATGGCAAAGGTAACATGAAAATCCATAGTTTAGATTATAACCTGAAAACAAAATAATGCTTGACAAGCATAACGAATCAGTTTATAACTAAATAGTAATCAGCGAAAAGGACTAACAATATGGCTTATATTTCTCAAGACCGCAAAAAAGTAATTGCAAAAAATGTTAAAACAGTATGTAAATCATATGGCTTTACTGGCCGAGAAGTAACTGTTGGCGTTGATAATCACAGTTCATTGGTTGTTAATCTTTGGGGTGGACCGCTTGATTTAATCGGCGATATCAATGCTTACAATCGTGAGATTGCACAACGCCGTGGTGAGCAGGTTCGCTCTACTACTGGTAACTATCAAGTTAATCCTTACTGGTGTGAGGAACATGCTGTTGATCCTGTTATCAAACGTTTCTTTGGTGACTTGCTTGCCGCTATCAAATCAACTGGTTACTACAATAACAGCAATTCACAAATTGATTATTTTGACCACGATTTCTATATTGATATCAACTGTGGCAAATGGGATAAACCATATAACTATCGCAATGAAATGAAAGAAGCCGCCTAATGAATACTCCAATCACTAAAAGTTTCCGAATGGAAGTGCAAAACTTTGCCCAGCAGTTAATCAATTCTGGCAAAGATGTTGAAACAGTATATGACAAAGTAAGAGAACGATATGGCGATCTTGCTATACAACTTGTTGCAGACTGTTATTTTGAATTATCTAGGGTTTAATAATGAATATTGAAAAACTACGAAACGAAGTCAAAAAAGGCTATCCTATTTTTGTTGTATATACATCTGATACCAAAGAATTAGTAGACTGGTATCCTTTTGGCGAAAAGATGGCAAAAACTGCCGCCGAATCAAGAAACAATAAATTTGGACCCAATACACATACTTATGGATCATGGCAGAATTATACAGTTGCATATAATAATCATCAGCGCCATCTTGCAGATTTGGCAGAACCTTGGAGACATCGATAAAAAATACTTGACATTACAAACGAATCAGTTTATAACTAACTAGTAATCAAAGAAAGAGAATCAAATGTCAGTAGTTCAAATAACAAACGGCTCATATCTTAATCAAGATGTTACAGGTATTTTTCCTGTTGTATCTGAAATGAAAGTAGGCAAAGACGGCACACATTTTATTACAGTTGATGCTAGTGAAACCGAATTCAAACGTTCAAAAATTCGTGTCAAAGTTCAGCCTGAAAATGTAGAAACTATCTCGGTACACAAGGAAACTGATGATGAAGTTATGGATCGTATCGCAGAGCGTTTCTCTATATTAGACGAAATGACCGAAGCAACATGTGATGGTATTGTTCGCGGTATGGTCGTCAGTGGACCTCCTGGTATTGGCAAAACATACGGTGTTGAACAGATTCTTGAGAAAGATTCACTGTTTGATGTTATGGCTGATAACCCATTGCGTCACACGTTTGTGAAAGGTACAATGTCACCTATCGGACTGTATGCAATGCTTTATAAGTATTCAGACTCGAAGAACATTGTAGTCCTTGATGATTGTGATAGTATTTTGTTTGATGAAAATGCACTAAACATTCTTAAAGCCGCTCTTGATAGTGGAAAGAAGCGTTACATTTCTTGGAATTCTGACTCTCACTTCTTACGGCGTGAAGGTGTTCCAGATCGTTTTGAGTTTAAGGGCAGTGTAATCTTTATCACGAACTTGAAATTTGATAATGTTCGTTCAAACAAAATTAAAGATCACCTTGCGGCTATCATGTCACGGTGTCACTATCTTGATTTGACAATGGATTCAACACGTGAAAAAATCTTGCGTATTCGTCAAATCGCACGTGATGGCGGGTTGTTTGACCAGAAAGGGTTGACCAAAGAACAAGAACGTAGTGTAGTAGATTTTCTTGAAGAAAATCAGGCAAAGATGCGTGAAATTTCATTGCGTATGGCCCAGAAATTGGCAGACTTATGTAAAATGAGCCCAGGCCGCTGGCAGCGACTAGCAGAAACAACCTGTATGAAACGTGTATAGTGTGTATATTTAAATTTTTAAAACAGGCAGCAATGGTGCCTGTTTTTTCTTGACTCGAACCAGTAAAAGTGTTATTATGTAAATATGAAAAAATGTACAATCTTAATTAAAGACGAAGTGAATGTGAAATTAGAAGGTCTTGATCCTGCTACACGCCGCAAGTGCAGTGATAAACTAAAGTTTTTCTTGCCACATGCATACCATATGCCTGCTTATAAATTAGGACGATGGGATGGCACAGTACGTTTCTGTGATGTAGGTGGTAGAACTTATTTAAATTTATTAGATGATCTTTTGCCTATCATTATGAGTTCTGGATATGAGATTGACATTGATGATAGGCGTGAACATACTACGCTAGAATTTGATACAATCAATGATGAATTTTGGGGTGATACATGTTGGCCCGAAGGACATCCAGCAGAAGGTGATCCTATTCGTCTTCGTGACTATCAGGTTGAGGTTGTTAATAAGTTTCTAGAATCACCACAAGCATTACAAGAGATTGCAACTGGTGCTGGTAAAACCATTATGACTGCTACACTATCCAAACTTGTAGAGAAATATGGAAGATCAATTGTTATTGTACCGAACAAAGACTTGGTACGGCAGACCGAAGAAGACTATCTAAATTGTGGGTTAGATGCAGGAGTTTACTTTGGTGATAGGAAAGATATTGGAAAAACCCACACCATCTGTACATGGCAATCCCTCAATTCCTTGCTAAAGAAAACTAAAAAAGGTGAAGACAACATCATGGACTTTATTGAGGACGTGAGTTGTGTAATTGTAGATGAAGTACATCAAGCAAAGGCGGATGTATTGAAAGATTTGTTAACAAGTGTATTTGCACGTGTTCCATTACGCTGGGGATTAACAGGGACTATTCCCAAGTCGGATCATGAGTTTGCCACTATAAGAGCCAGTCTAGGAGATATAGTTAATAGACTAGCAGCAAAAGATTTACAAGATATTGGTGTATTATCGAATTGTCATGTAAACATTGTTCAAACTCAAGAACCTCAGGCATATACAGATTATCAAAGTGAACTTAAATTTTTATTAGAGGACAAAAAACGACAAGAATATTTAGCCAACTTAATTAAAGAGATATCAAAAACAGGAAATACCCTAGTTTTAACTGGGCGTATTAATTCAGGACAAGCATTACAAGAGCTAATTCCAGAAGCAGATTTTGTTCAAGGAGCAATGAAATCTGATGATAGAAAAACAGCATATAAGGAAATAAATGAAGGTACCAATTCAATCACTATTGCTACTTACGGTGTTGCCGCCGTTGGTATTAACATCCCTCGCATATTCAACATGGTTCTTTTGGAGCCTGGCAAGTCTTTTGTGCGGGTTATTCAGTCTATCGGTCGTGGCGTCCGTGTGGCAAAAGACAAAGATTTTGTTCAAATATGGGACATCACAAGTAGATGTAAATTCTCAAAAAGACACTTGACAGAAAGAAAGAAATTCTATAAAGATGCTGAGTATCCATTCAGCATAGAAAAGGTAAAATACTAATGAAAATACTGACACCAGAAAATCACTGTTTTGAAATGAACAGTCTTCCAGAAGAAATAGAAGATATAAGATATTGTGTTATGGATGTAACTGATAAGAAAAATCCAGACTTCTTTTTCATTCCATTAGTATTTATTGAAACATTTAATGCGCCGAGTATTTCAATGACTATTGGCAAATTTAAAATTGAAATGCCACTTGACTGGAATATTCTAATTGGTCACCGAGAAATTGGTGATTTAGAATTTGTTCCATTAACAAGTATTAATGAACGTAGTTTTGATACAATCTTAACAAATCCATTAAGTGATTTTATGATGCAATGGGAAGAAATTAAAATCAATAATGTATTTGCAGATGTAAAATGGTTCTTTCCTAAACTAAAGTATGGTCACATTCTTGCAATTCCGCTTGAGCATGGTGACAAACCAAAGTGTGCGTATTTTGTTAAAGACCTGAACCGCATACCAGATGTATTAAGCAGTTATGATTTCTTTTGATACATTACATCGTGTATTAATTGTTAATTACCAACATACAAAAAATGCGGTTGTATGGTGTGAGCAATCTTTAGAACCAGAAGAATGGAGTGTAGAATATTTTGAAAATAATGATTGTTTTTACTTTACATCTAAGACAAAATGTGGTATGTTTATGTTTGTGAATGGTGGTAAATATATTGCGCCACCACGAGGAGTAGAGAATGGCTGATAAACTTCCATTGAATGATGTACTGAATGCTATTGATCGGCGTGATTATGATTGGTACTCTAAATTATCAGATGATGATAAAAAGAAGTGGAGTAGTTGGTTATTCTTACGCTATGCGAGTAGTGTGAAGGGATCTGGAGCAGGTGAAGCATTACTTGCGACAAATGACTTTGTAAATAAGCATTACACCGATTTGTATAAGCATGAAGAATTGATATGGAAGTTAATGTGCCTAACGGGTTCAGGTAAGAAGAAATACCATGAATGGATTAAACCTCCCACTGCGATTAAAAAGAAAGATACTATTACAGAGTTCTTATCTGAAGTAATGCCACATCTAAAAAAAGATGAAATAGAACTATATCGGTCTATAAATTCAGATGCAGATATAAAACGTCTTGCAATTGACATGGGAATAGATGATAAATCGATAGATGAAATTTTTGGTAAGAATAAAAGGAAAAAGAAATGAAGTGGTTCCATATTGAAAATAAACAAAAATGGGGAATTAGTGAAATACAACATTTTATTAATGAAGAAACCAATACTGGATTGAGAATTGATACCAATTGGAAATGGGGTTCATTTGATATTGGCCATCATACACACATTGAAGAAACAAGTGAACCTACAAATGTATACATGGAGTTCGATGAACCAATGGTTAATGCGTTGGATAGTGGCACGGATGAACTTATTTTTTATAATTTAAAAACGGGCGAAGAGTATGATACAAGAGATTATCAAGAGTTTATAAATAATTATTATGATGAAGGTATCAACTATTTATTTGACAATGGATTTGATGATGGAGAAGATTCTGAATTTTGGATAGAAGGTGGCTTTACTATAGAAGAAACAGAATGCCCTTATGAGTTTTGAATGTCAATACTGTAAACGTTCTTTCAAGCGTGAAAAGACTTTATCTGTTCACTTATGTGAACCAAAGCGCCGCCATCTTAATAAGGATGCTAAATATGTTAGACTAGGATATCTTGCATACAATAGATTTTATGCATTGACACAAGGATCTAAAAAAGATAAAACATATGATAACTTTGCATCAAGTAACTATTATACTGGATTTACTAAATTCGGAAGATATATATTAGATATTAATGCTATAGATCCAGAAAAGTTTATTGACTTTGTTATTAATAACAGTGTGCATTTAGATAAATGGTGTAGCGACTCTGTATATGAGACATATATTAGAGAGTTAAATAAAAAAGAAACTGCAGAACGAGCAATTGAACGTGGTATATTATTAATGCAACAATGGGGAAGAGAACATGATAGACCGTTTAATGTATTTTTTAGGGAAGTCAGTAAGCCGCGTCTTATTCATTGGATTAAGTCAGGACGGATTAGCCCTTGGATTATTTTTAATTGCTATAGTTGCAGTGAGGCAATGGCAAATTTTAATGAACATGAGTTAAATTTAATAAATGAGAATTTAGAACCAACGTTCTGGTCTCGTAAATTCTCAAAACAATCAGACGATGTAAAATTTGTTAATAGTATATTAGAAAGAGCAGGATTATGAGTACTACAAAAGTATTAGGCAAATTAGATGAATGGAAAACTGGAATAATAGAGGATCCAGATACAGGTGAGTTAATTATACATTTGCCCGAACACATGCTTGCTACATTGGGATGGAATGAAAATACTGAGTTGGAATGGTATGAAGATTCTGATGGAGCAATTGGACTTAGAAAAGTAAAAAATAGTGGGAAAAATATATGAAACTTATTACATACGATTGGTCAAAAATTAACTCTGCCGTGCAAGATATTGCAATGGATATGTACAAAGACAACTGGCGTCCAGACTATATTATAGGAATTACACGTGGAGGCCTCGTTCCTGCAGTTATGCTTTCTCATATGACTGAGATACCAATGCATACATTATGTGTGCAACTGGCAGCAAATGGGCTAGAAGAGAATACCGAAAGTAATTGTTGGATGGCAGAAGATGCATTTGGGTATGAAAAAGATCCAAAGAATATCTTAATCTTAGATGATATAAATCGTGGTGGGGATGCGATGGAATGGATTATGAAAGATTGGCAAGCAAGTTGTTTGCCGTCAGACGAAAAATGGGGACAAATATGGCACAATAATGTTAGATTTGCAGCATTGCTCAGTAGTCCCAATTCAATTGTAGACACTGATTATTGGAGTCAGGAATTTTCAGATTCTGAAGAACGTTGGGTACAATTTCCATGGGAGACATGATATGATACCAGGTGCAGGAAAATATCCAATTGGCGCAATTACAGACTGGGATAATGAAATTAAAAAACATATACCAGAAGAAAAAATAACCGAAACTGTCATTGATGATTTTGATGAATTTGTACTAAGTATTCAATCCGAGGACGATATCAATATGCAGACCACTATTGATAGTATCACATATAATACTCCATATATTACATCCGATACACAAAGTATATCTGGCACAATTGATGTTGGATTAGATTTATTCAGTTTCCATGATAACATAGAAACATATGAACAGAAGACAGAGCGCCGCCTTGAAACAATTGAAAAAAGATTATGTATTCTAGAACCAAAAAAAGATATGCTAGAAAAATACGTAGTATTACAAGATTTGTATAAGCAATACATGGCGGCAGAAGCATTGTTACAAGGTGATGATAATGATGCCAATGACGAGGATTTAGCATATTGATGTCTGCCCTAATTCCTAAAAAAAATAGAACAAAAACATTACTAGATAAGTTACGAGTTCTCAGAGGTGAGATTAGAGACAGACGTAAATTCTTCTCAGACTTTAATGACGGAGAGTTTCTTAAATGGACTCCTGTTTCCAAAGATGGTATTATGTTTGAAAAAGAACTTGTGCCAGGTAGTGGGATGTTGATAGAATTAATTGACTGGTGTAATAGCAATTGTGACGGATACTATGTAGCACATCGAGGCAATATATATTTCGAAGACAAAGATGATGCAGCAATGTTTATAATGGTATGGAAATGAGCGGACAAAGACGTTGGTTAAAAATATGGGCAAGAACAGTTGGTATGCCGATTGGTCTTACCGATGAAGACAAGCCTGAATTTTTACCTATTACACAAACAGATGTTCGTCGAGCATTAGCATTCAGAACATTCTGGATTATCTTGCATATTGTCACATGTTGTGCTATAATAGCAGGTAACGGAAAAACTCTAGGAATTTGGTAATGAAAATTCAAACTGATATTGATATTGATATTTTGGATAGAAATGCTATTCTGAGCCTAATTAAGCATGTTCCGGCTAGTATTAAAAAGAATGACATCTATACGAAACATAATAGTGGTGTATACGTATCTGCAATACCATATGATCCGGTGAGTAATCTAGCAAGTATTGAATATAAAGAAGCAGAAGAACGTGGTTACTTTAAATTAGATTTTTTGAATAATAGTTTATATGCCGGAATACGTGATGAAGAACATTTATCTATATTGACAAATAGAGAACCAATGTGGGAATTATTAGAGTACTCTGAAATTGTTGAACAGTTAGCACATGTACATAGCCATATTGATGTATTACGTGTATTAAAGCCAAGAAGTATTATAGAACTTGCAGAAGTACTTGCTATAATTCGGCCTGCAAAAAGATATTTATTGAATAAGAGTGTAGAGATTATTAAAGAAAATGTATGGACAAAGCCAGTAGATAATAGTTACTATTTTAAAAAGGCACATGCAATTGCCTATGCCGTAAGTATTGTTGTGCAACTTAATCTAATTTGCGAACAAGTTGAATCGACCGTCGTTTAATTCTTTTTTGTACAATATTATTTAAACTTGTCTCAGGACCCCACATAATCTGTACGTCTTTTGAGTTCATATTCATTATCCAATTTTTATATGGTAGAATTTGTGAACCTAAAAATAGATTAATTGGAATCAGTCTATTTGATTCCCACCACCATTGTTCTCCCAATTCAATAAATCCTTTTCTCAGTTCTGGTGTTGGTATATCTTCCCAGTTGTACAGAGATGTAATTACATTGTCTGTATTAATGAGAATACCAATATATTCTTTATAATCTTTTTTTCCATAGCGAACACAAGAGAAAAACGGGTAGTTCTCTTGTATCCATTCAATTTTATCTGTATCCATATTTATATTTATGTCTAATAAAAATTGTCGCTCTAAAGATAAATACAAGTATGATTAATGTAAATGTATTTCAGTATTATAGAGAAATAGAAGTGGTGTGCGTGGATAGCGTCGGCACTGCTGCAATGACGCCCTACCTAGGAAATATGCCAATGTATGATGGACAACACAAATTACATAAGGGTATTGACAATACTCTTAGATTCAAAATAAAAGACACTGATAGGAAGCCTATTGATTTAACAGGTAAAACTATCATTTGGAAAATGTATGACAGAGAAAGCCGCGAAAATGTACTATTCCGATTTGCAGATATTACGAATGCAATTAAGGGACAAGCCTCTCTATCAATATCCACCGCTGATACCATTATGCTACCTGAAGGATTCTATCAATTTGCAATGTATACAGTTGATGATGGTGTAGAGCAAATTATATATACTGACACATACGATAATGCAAAAGGAACTATAGAAGTTATTGATGATATATATCCTCAATTTGAAGACTCGCAAGAAACAACAACATTCTTTCCATCTACATTCGAAGAAAATGGCGAAACAATAGTTAAATATACTACAACCACATTTGATGGTAGTGGCAATACAATAAAATCAAAGTCACTGCATACAATCGCATTATATTTTGATGGCATGACAGGAACAGTGAATATACAAGGTGATCTTTCAGTTCAGCCATCATTGAATGACAATGATTGGTTTGATCTTACTCCACAGTTATTTTATGATAAAAATATTACTGTTAATAATGAAACAGGAGTACAGGCATATATGGTAAATGCGAATGTAAACTGGATAAGAATACGTTATACTGCTGCAAGTGGCTCTATATCTAAAGTCATGATACGGAATTAAAAGAGAGAGACAAATGAAATATAATGAACTTCAAGAAGGACCTCTTGTAAAAGGAAATTTAAGAGATAATCCTAATAGATTGCAAGCATTAATTACTAAGATTGAGAAAGGTGATCCTTTTGTTCTTGCTGGACAAAGTGAGCCATCAGTGATAATTAAGAAGAATTCAGAAGTTATAGATAATCTTAAAAATGGTATTATTCCTGATACATTTGAACTAGAAGACGGTCGCACAGTTAGACTTTCAGGTTTAGAAAAAACTGGTGAGTTTGGTGGCAGAGGTGCAGGATTTTCCACACGTGACGAAGATGCTGCACTTGCAACAATAAATAAAATGTTAGATCAAATGAAACAAGGAAATGTAGAAATTGATCTTGTTATCGGTAATAAGACGGTATCGGTCGCTAAGTTTGTCTCTACTCCAGGTACTCCTAAATCAGATTTTCATGCAGTTGATACAAGTGGCAATGCAGTTGCTTGGGTTTCACATAAAAAAGGTTCTAAAGCAAAAGACTTTGGACAATGGGGTGGAGTTTCAGATAAAGAACTTGCGGTTGTTTATAAACGTATACCTAGTATTAAAGAAGAAATAGATTCATTTGTACAGGCAGTTAGAGATATATCACCAGATGGACAAATGATTAAAGGCTCAACATTTGCTAGAAAACTAAAAGATGGCAGACTGCGCGGCATTGCAATTTATGGTATAGGATGGGGCGGTGACACGGGACCGCAAAATGTTGATTTGGTATTACAGGGTGAACCAAAATTTGATGGTAACAAACTTGTTGCAACCGGTTCATCTCATGCAAATAAAGAAAGACTCGAAGGCGACTTTGAACCAGTATTAATGGTAAGATACTCAAAAGATAGAAATAACTTTGGTATTAAAGGTGCCAGATTTGGAGTATATCCAATGGGTGGTCGCAAAATTGCAAAGTGGATTTAAATTTTAAATAATACTTGACAATTATTGTATTATAGTTTATTATGAACTTATGAATCTACAGGAAGTTATATATTCGAGTCTACCTAGACCTCAGAGGCCTAGCAGTGGTGGCTGGTTATCATTTAATTGTCCTTGTTGTATAGAAAATGGCGAAGCAAGAAATGATACAAGATTGCGCGGTGGTATTAGAAACGATGTAGATAGTATATCGTATCATTGTTTTAATTGTGGATTTACGGCATCACATAAGTTAGGCAGAGTCATTAATAAGAAAATGATTTTGCTAATGCGTAATTTAGGCATCTCTGATTCTGAAATAAAAAGAATACAATTACAAGCAATTAGAGACAAAGAATTAGCCGACGGTCCAATGGTGTTTGCCAGTAAGAAATCAAGTACCATCATACCTAAATTTAAAGAATGCGAATTACCAGAGGATAGTGTTTTACTAGATGATATATTACAAAGTGAACATCCAGATAGACGGGCAATTTTAGGTGCTAAATATCTAGTAGACAGAGGAATATACGATCACATATCTAATATATATTGGAGTCCACATCCAGTATTCAGAAAACGTATTATTATTCCCTATCTACAAGGTGAACGAATAGTAGGATATACTGGCAGAGACTATACGGACAAAGCAGATTCAAAGTATATGATGCAAACACCTAAGAATTATATCTATAATATAGATGTTATTAAGAGTAAACGCAAGTATTTAATCGTTACTGAAGGTGTATTTGATGCAGCCGTATTAGATGGAGTGGCAATAATGAGTAACGAAGCAAGCCAGGATCAAATAGATTATATTAATTTATTTAAAGGTGATATTATTTTAAGTCCTGATAGAGATAAAGCAGGTGAAAAATTAATTAAGCAAGCAATTGAAAACGGTTGGTCAGTTAGTTTTCCAAGATGGGAAGATGATATAAAAGATGCCGCCGATGCAGTGAATAAGTATGGTAAGTTATATACTCTAAAAAGTATAATTGATAGCAAGATAAGTAATAGTACCAAAATTAACGTAAAAATGCGTTTAGGATAATATAGGAAATACAAATACATGGCAAAGAATCCAGTCAAAAAGAAAACAATCAAAAAGACACCAGAGAAAAAACCAGCAGTAGAAACAAAAGTAATTCCATCACCAAAAGAGCAACCAGCACCGCCACAAATGCCGATGCCACAGCCACCAATACCACCAAAAAAGCCAGGTGAAATACTGTATGACAATGGTGTATTATTTATGGATAAAGAATTCAATCAAGAAAATTGTATGCCATTAGTCAAAATGATTATGGAATATAATATGATGCCTGCTGAACAAAGACCTAATATAATTCATCTTTATATTAATTCGCCAGGAGGTGCTGTAAATAGTGCATTGCATCTTATTGATACAATAAAACAAAGTGAAATTCCAGTACATACATATGGAATGGGAATGATTGCAAGTTGTGGCGTTCTGTTAATGATGTCCGGTGAAAAAGGTCATCGATATCTTACACAAAATACAAGTATAATGTCACATCAATATAGTTGGGGATCAAAAGGTAAAGAACATGAACTAATGTCAATTGTTAAAGAGTTTGAATTATCAACAGAACGTATGCTTGACCATTATAAAAAATGTACAGGCAAAACAGAAAGTTATATTCGCAAAAACTTGCTTCCAGAAAGTGATATGTGGTTAACTCCAGAAGAGGCAATTAAACATGGAATTGCTGATAAAATTATTCAAACATACTAGTATATTATAGTTGACATGTTACTATAATTTGTGTTATAATTACCTTAAAAGTTATAATTTATTGGATACGATATGACAGAAGAAACAAATATACCTACATCAGAAGTAAAAGAATCTGGTGAATATGAAAACTTGATGGACCTTGCTGCCCAAAATAAACAGAAAGAACTAGAAAATCCTGATGCGTTTGCAAGTTTATTTGATGTTGAAGAAGTAGAAATTAATCCAGACCACTGGACACAACATTGGAAAGAAATGCCTGAATTTGTACAGGAAGATAATGGACCTTGGAAAACAGTTAGAATTCATTTTCGTAATGAAGAAGACTATGATGAATTTGCAAAATTAACTGGCAATACACATCTTACAAAGAAAACAAAAAGTGCATGGTATCCTAAGTTAGAAATTACTAAAAATGCATTACTTCGTTGGATAGAAGATGATGATGATGAAGATTCAGCAATCGATGATGACAACAATGAAGGCTGGCAATGAGTAAACGAACTGATCCGAAATATCCAGTATATATTATATCTAAAACTAGACATGAATCCATGTTTACTTCTCGTTCATTAGCACGTATGAGAATAAAACATTATATTTCTGTAGAACCACAAGATTATGATAATTATGATGCTGCATTAGATGAATTTAATATTCGGCCATATGTTACATTGCTAACATTACCTTTCAGTAATCATGGTGATGGACCAGGAAGAGCAAGAAATTGGTGCTGGGATCATTCTATGGAAGTATTGAAAGCAAAAAGACATTGGGTACTAGATGATAATATTCAAGACTTTTATAGACTACATAATAATCAGCGTATTCGTGTAGAGTCTGGCTTGTTCTTCAAGATTATGGAAGACTTTTGTGATAGATATGAAAATGTAAAAATTGCTGGACCACAGTATCGTTTTTTCTGCGCAGCAGACCAATCATATCCTCCATATGTAAAAAACACTCGAATATATTCAACACTTTTAATTGAAAATGATTGTAAGTATAGATGGCGCGGCAGATACAATGAGGATACTGATATTTGTCTTCGTGTGCTTAAAGATGGCGATTGTACAGTACAATTTAATGCATTTTTACAGGGAAAGTGTGCAACTCAAACTGTTAAGGGTGGTAATACAGAAGAATTTTATCATGCTGAATATACGAACAATGAAGACTTTCAAAAAACCAAATACAATAGTGATGGAACAATTAATAAATCACAAATGTTAGCAGATATGCATCCGGATGTTGCGAAAGTGGTATGGAGATATGGAAGATGGCATCATTATGTAGACTACTTGCCATTTAAAAAGAATATGTTAAAACTAAAAGATGGCATTACATTATCAACAAACACAAACAATTATGGTCTCAAACTAAAAACATATAACAGTGTTAATGAATTTGAAACTGAACAGAATATTCAAACAAAATAGATGTAATACTGCTACACTTTATCGCATGTATTTTACTTGAACCCTGGCAAATATACACTATATTATTAATAAGTATTATTACAATGTAAAGGAAAGAAAAAATGAAGAATTTAATCGTTGCAGCAGTCGTGGCACTATTTGCTACTAATGCATATGCAGAAGATACAACAGTAGAAATGTTAAATAAGCGCGATGATGGCGCAAAGATGGTGTACTCAGAGGATATCACACGCATTGACACAGGTGATACAATTACCTGGGTACCAACATCAAAAGGACACAATGTAGAATTCATTGCGGGCCCAGATGGTTGGAAAGCACCACGTAAATCAAAACTCAATAAAGAAGTTGTAATTACATTTGATACACCAGGAGTCTATGTATATCAGTGTTCACCACACAAGTCAATGGGCATGATTGCTATTGTTGTTGTAGGTGACGGAGACAATGATGTATCTAAAGCCAAAGTAAAAGGCAAGTCAAAGAAAAAACTAAAGGCATTGTTAGCAGAGTTATAAGTTATGTTTAGAAACTTTGTAAACAAAATTCCAGAGTTTTGTATGACTCATTGGCTACTTCGTATTCCACTTATTGTTGTATTTTTTCAGCAAGGAATGAATAAATGGCCAATCAATATCGAAGACTCGCCAGTAGAACTTACACTATTAGTTTGGTCGTTTGTTGTAATAGGAGAACTTGGAGCCGCCACAGGATTATTAGTCGGCGGCCTATCCGACTATATCAAACGACTAAAAGAGTTTGGTGATGTTATCACACGTTTCAGTGGTATTACTATTGCCAGTATTATGACAGGTGTTATATGGACAGGCGAACCAGAAAGTTTCTGGGATGTAGTGCTTTATGACAACTTTCACGTATTGCTTTGGGTAGGCGGCATGTATTTTGCTCTGCGAGGAAACAGAACGTAATGCACGGCGATAGAGGCAATTATAAAATAGTTATATTAATGCTTGTCTTGTGTGTTGTATTACATGTAGTTGTTATACCGATTTGGATGTGGAGTTTAGGACTATGAAACCAAATGAAAATTTTAAGTTATCAGTTAGGGATTTAGAAATTATAGAAAACGCACTAAGTGCAAAAGTTTCCAGAAGGGCAAAACGTTTAATGGAAGAACATGATGATAAACTAGCACAAGAGTTGAAAGAAATTCGTGATTTGCTAGGAAGATTTCATAATCAAAAGATTTTTTATAGACCAGCAAACAGATTTGGTAGAGGAAAATAAAAGGGCGCTTCGGCGCTCTTTTTGCTTGACAAACAATACGAATCATTATATAAAGAATGTATAAGTTAAACAAACAGAGAGCCGATTTGTTGGATATCTTTAATGACATTGACGAAACTCAAGTAGAACCAGAAGACTATTGGGGAAATTTTAAAACATTAGGAAACACTTTAATGAAAACTTCTACATATGCTACCCAACTAAAATCAATAATTAATTCACAAGTATATAGTTCTGTTGTATATAGTTTAGGATCACAACTGAATGACCGCAAAGATAGATTTGATAAAGCAGATATAATCGAACAAACAGTTGAAGCAGCAACAGATGGGAGATTAGTTTGGGTTGATGATATCGGTAGGGACCATAGAGATATCGTAGAAAATTTAGATATCGAATTTAAATATATGACTGACGGTATGTTTACCAAACGTAACAATCAAAAAAAGACAGTTAAAGTAAAATTAAAAAATAGTTTAGGCGAAAACAAAGGCACTACAATTGAAAACCCTGCTGATTTTTATATGCTTGGTCAGCAAAATGCAATTGCAATTATTAGTTCAGAGGATGTAAAACCGTATTTGGTTGGTGTTTCTGACGGTATCGAAGCACATATTCCATTTGATGCACTAGAGTTTATTTTTAGACCAGAAGAAATTTCAAATACGCAACTAGTTGAAGTTAATTACAAAGATGAAAAACGTAAAGCACAACGTGCGGTAATTGAATCAGTGAAACAAAGTATAGAAAATGCTTGATATTTTATTTGATTTGTAGTATAATTGTCAAATATTAAGGAGAGTAAATGAATCATACAGTTTATAATCAAGATTGCACTAGTGGCATCAGTGAACATATAGAAGATGGAACAGTAGATTTGATATTTACTGATCCTCCGTATGGTATTGAGGGTGATAAACTTGACACACATTATAATCGTGATGAAGGCAACGTAGTTCCAGGTTATGTAGAAGTTCCATTAGAAACATATGGTGAATTTTCTAAGCAATGGATCACAGAATGTGCAAGAGTTTTGCGACCGGGAGGTAGTATGTATATTGTCAGTGGTTACACAAATTTGCATCATATACTTAATGCATTGCACTCAACTGACTTAAAAGAAATTAATCATATTATTGCACAATATAGTTTTGGTGTATCAACAAAAAACAAATTTGTAAGTAGTCACTATCATGTTTTGTTTTGGTCAAAGCCAGAAACAAGCAAGCAAAAGCGCACATTTAATACCAATGCTTATTACACTGATAGTAAAGATAGTTATCATGACCGATTGACAGTACAGACAATGCCGCGTAGTCATAAACCTGGACAAATTAAAAATAAGAACCAACTGAATGAAGATTGGATTGAAAAGTTTATATTATATAGTAGTAATCGTGGTGATATAGTAATGGATCCATTTTGTGGTGGCTTTACTACACCGAGAACTGCATTACGTTATGGCAGAGAGTTTGTTGGATTCGAAATGAATAAGAATGCATATGATGCTTTTTTGCCAACACTTGATGAAGTAGAAGTATTACCTGACCCGGATCCTATAGCGCCATCTGCTGAAGAACTTGCCAAAAGAGAAAAGCAGCGTGAAGGTTGGAAGCGTGATCGGTTGCGCAAAAAAGAAGAAAACAATTTAAACCCAGCACTGTTTGATTAAAAGTGTTGACCTTTATACAGAGAAATGATATACTATACAGATGTCAGAAGTAAAAAATTATAGCCCAGACTTACAGAAACTATTCATTCAATTCATGGTTACTAATCCTGAACTATATACTAGGATCAGAGGGATTATCAAGCCTGAATATTTCGACCGCAGTGTTCGTCCTGTGGTCAAACAACTTATTGATTATAGTGAAGATTATTCTACACTGCCAGACACTGCAATTATTAAGGCAGAAACGGGGCAAGACATTGAGAAGTTGGACAACATAACCCAGCATGAAGAATGGTTTGTGGATGAGTTTGAGACATTTTGCCGTCACAAGGCTATTGAGAAGGCTATTATCGATAGCACAGACTTACTTGAGACTGGCAAGTACGGTGAAGTAGAACTTAGAATCAAAGAGGCCGTTCAAATTGGACTGGCACGTAGTTTAGGAACAGATTATTTTGCTGATCCTAGAGGTGTGCTTGAACGGATGAAAGACAATAATGGTCAGATTACGACTGGTTGGAAATCTCTTGATGATAAGTTATATGGTGGCATTAATCGTGGGGAGATTACGATTTTTGCAGGCGGCTCCGGGGCAGGTAAATCCCTTTTTATGCAAAATATGAGCCTGAATTGGGCGGAGGCTGGGTTGAATTGTGTCTACTTCACATTGGAGTTATCCGAGGAACTTTCAAGTATGCGTATGTATGCAATGCAGACGGACCGCAGTACTAGACGCATTTTTAAAGACCTAGACGATGTTGAACTACAAGTTAAAGCGAAAGGCAAACAGTCCGGTATGCTACGTATAAAGTATCTTCCGAGTGGTTCAACAATCAATGATCTACGGTCTTACTTGAAAGAACTTCAGATACAAACTGGCAAAACAGTTGATTGTATGTGCATTGACTATCTAGACTTGTTAATGCCGGCAACTAAAAAAGTCCAAGCAGGTGATACCTTTACCAAAGACAAATATGTTACAGAAGAAATGCGCAACTTTTCTATGGAAACGCAAACTGTTACTGTGACTGCATCACAATTAAATCGTAGCGCAGTTGAAGAAATTGAATTTGACCATTCCCATATTGCTGGTGGCATTAGTAAAATTCAAACTGCTGATAATGTAATTGGTATTTTTACATCGAATGCTATGCGTGAACGTGGACAATATCAATTACAACTATTAAAAACACGTTCATCTTCTGGAGTTGGTAGCAAAGTAAGTTTATTATTTGATAGAGATAGTCTACGTATATCAGATGATCCAGATCAGGATAGTACTGGTGCAGGTACACCGAGCAATGGTGGCGGTACCACCAGTGTTGTTGATCAACTTAGAAAGAAAACAACTCTAAATAAATCAGATGATGATACTCCTGTTTTCGAAAAAACACAGGCAGCGAGTTCTCTACGTGCAATGTTGAAAACTAAAAGTAGATCGGCTTTTGACGAAACTTGATAAATACACTTAACGGAGAATTATTATGAAACGTAAAAGTCTATTTGAAGAATTAAACAGTATATCTTATGATAAAGATAACAAACGTTTGGTTGAACAAAAAGGTGAACATCTCATTGCTGGTGTAATTCATTTAATGGAATTTATAGAATTAAATTTTGATGAAGAAACGTCACATGATTTACAAAAGCGTTTGGTTAATAGTATTCGTACAAAAGATCCTCGGAAGTTTCGCCGTGGTATGAATAGTGTAGACAAATAATGGATTATGAACAACAGTTAAATAAACTAAAAGTTTTAGCAGGCATATACAAACCGTATGATGTTTCTAAAGATCAGGAAAATATATCCCATACTGGGCAAGAAAAAGGCGAGTATCAAAAAAAGAACAATATTGAGCCAGGTACACCTGAGTGGTTTAAATTATGGTTTTCGAGACCACAACTAACTGGTGAAAATCCATTTGGGGATAAAAAATGAAGATATCAGACATAATTTTAAATCAGGGAATTGAACGCCGATTCCGAGGTCCAAGAAAACCACGCTTGAAACAAGTGGGTCTACATAATCGTATGAAGAACTTACTTGATGGTGAGCAAGTATCAGAGAGTGGATCAGCGCCGGACGTTGGTGTAATTCATCACAGTGAGATTGCTCCTACACTACAAAGACTTGAAAAGCAACTTGGTATTCCTCTACTAAAAAATGCACTAGGTTCTGTAGGTAAAAAAGAGTTTAGTGGTGATATTGATATCGCAGTACAGTTAGACAAAGACCAACAAGACGAATTTCAAAAGAAACTAGAACAAACACAGGGTCTTGACTTTATAAGAAAGACAAGTGTGTTTATCACTAGTGCAGATATCGTAGGTTACGATCCAAAGAAACAAGCAGACGATAAAGAGCGCACAGGTAAAGTACAAATTGACTTTATGCCGGGTGATGTAGAGTTTATGAAGAACTATTACCATTCGCCTCATTCAAAATCAATGAGTAAGGACGGCAAACACAGTAATTACAAAGGCGTTCATCGTAATATTATGATAGCATCTATTGCAGGCGTGTTAGATGTTGTTGCAAGTGATGATAAAACTAGTGATGGTAGACCTCTAGAACTAGAGCGTTGGATGTTTTCCCCTACTGATGGCATGGTGCGTGTAGTACGCAGACCAGTTAAAAAGAAAAATGGATTGGGATATACAAAAGCAAATAAGAATGAAGTTATTAAAGGACCATTCAAAAGTCCTAAAGACTGGGCCAAGATACTAAAATTAGATAGCGTTGATGATTTGTATAGTTTTGAAACGTTATACGCTGCAATTAAAAAGAATTATCCTTCTAATATCGCCGCGGATATTTTTAAAAATTATAAAGATAATCCAAGTATACAAAATGCTGGTGTTCCAACTGAGTTAAGTGAAGGGGCTAAATCTTCGTTACGTGAATCAGATGCACGTATTCAACACGTTGAAGACTTTGCTATTTGGCATGGGTCAAAAGGTGTTGCAAAATCGATTGAAACATTAAAGAATTTAGAGAAATCTCCTGAAAATGTTACTGTTAAATGGGATGGTTCGCCTGCGGTTATATTCGGTCGCAATGAGAATGGTGAATTTGTTTTAACAGATAAGAGTGGCTTTGGTGCAAAAGGATATGATGGGAAAGTAACAAGTAAAAACGACATGGCATCAATGTTTTTAAGACGCGGCAAAGAAGCACCGGATGCTAACCGCAAGGCTTTTGTAAAACAGATGACAAATATATGGGATATATATGAAGCAGCAACGCCAGTAAACTTTAGAGGTTATGTACATGGTGACTTATTATATTTTACAAAACCAGGTTTTGAAGATGGACATTTTGTTTTTACACCAAATACGGTAACGTATCGTGTTCGTGGCAATAGTGATATTGGCAAACAAATATCAAAAAGTCAATCAGGTGTAGTGTTACATGCTAAGATTGAACTAGACGGAACAAAAAGTAAAGTAGATACATCAGAGTTAAACTCAGGTAATCTTCTTATCATGCCACCGGTGACACTCACAAAGGGACCAAGAGTACAGGCAGATGATTTGGACAAAGTAGCAAGCATTGCAAATTCCAGTGCCAATAAGATAGATATGTTGTTAGATGATAATTTTTTAAAATCAAACAAGTTATCAAGTTTCAAAAATGCACTTTATACATACGTCAATAATATGACAAAAGCACGTAAGTTAGATAACTTAACAGGTGATTGGTCAAAATGGATAGCAACTGCTAAAATGTCTGAACAGATGAAAGATAGAATGAACAATCATGTAAATAACAATGCTGAAGGAATGAAGGCATTATTTACAGTAATAATGGGTATTATGAAAGTAAAAAATGATATAATTGCACAATTAGATGCAAGTGACGCAGATGTAGAGGCATATACGAATGGACAGCGAGGTGGCGAAGGCTACGTTATTGGCCAGGGTGATAGCAAATTAGTTAATCGCAGTGGTTTTAGTGCTGCAAACATGACAAAAGAAAGATAATATAATGTTTAGTAAAAAATGCAAAGAACATTTAGAAAGTGTAAATGAAAGTGGATTTCAACATATGGCTACTGCACTAAGTACTGCAGTGAAATTGCAATTATTAGTGCCAGCATTATTAATACATAGTGTGGCACCACGATGCTTTACTAATACCGCAACAAATGTCATGAAGGATATACTAGATAAAAGGAAATAAAGCATGGCAGATGATAACAAATATACAGCAAGTCAATGGGCAGCAATTTATGGTGGCCATGATCCAGAACAAATCAACGATAGTATGAATTTGAAATTACTAAATGAATTATCTGAAAGTAGATTATTCAGAACTAAGAATATTGCTGCAAGTGTAGATTTAGATGATGCAGCAAATCTCGCATTTATGTATTTAATGGTACTTAATATTTTTAATAAAGATTATGATTATTCGCCATTGGCATCAGAATATGCAGCCCGTAGTATTACGTTTAGAAATTTTGATACGTTTAGAACTAGTGGCACTGATTTATATATTTCATTAAACCGATTAATGGGCAAAGATCAAAAGTATACAAATGATAAAGATATTATTGCGAAGAAACGAATTTCGCCTAATAAAACAGATATACTACAATATCTTACACATATAGGAAATAATAAATCAAATTCTGCATATGAACAAAAGATGCTTTTAAGATTTCAGCGTCAGTTTAATATACAAGACAGTATGCTCAAATCGATGCGCCGTTTGGTCGGTGATTGGGAAAACTTAAATCAAAATCAAAGATCATTACTTGTAACTCGAAGTGTACAATTTATGCGTTCAAAGGCACCAAGAAGTGAAATGATGAAGCCTTTAATGTCTTTTCAGAAACGTGGTAATTATATTGTCAATGACAAAAATGATAAAAAGAAAAAGATATGGAATAAACCAATAGTAAAAGCTGCCGCTGCGATTGGTGGTATATATGCCTTATCAAAGGGCGCAGATGCATTAGGAAAACGCATGGGAAATACATCATA